CACTCAGGCTGTACCCCATAACGCCATCGAGCCTCCGGACCGTGAAGAAAGAGCCCACGATGNCTGCCGCCCCCAGCACAATCTGCAGTCCACCCTTTCCGGCCCCGGCCAGTCGCGGCACAATGTGGATGACCGTTCCCTCACCCAGCTGTTCGTGAAGACGGGCGTACACCGCCTCCGGTGCCGTGTCATCACCGGCAATACGTATCTGGTACCAGCCTTCGTTCATCTGACGGCGAAAGCCCGGCATCTGCATCGACAGGGCGCGAATGGCTTCCGCTGCCGTGTTCACATACAGGCTGAGGCGGCGGCCAAATCGTTGTAAATCCCCGTGAAGGCAGATGCGTGCCAGTGGCGGTGACGCCAGACAGAATGCGTTCGTCGTTGCCATTTTTCGGAATACCTCTCCCGTTTACTCAGTTGTTCAGGCAGATGGTGAAGCAGCTCACCGTTACCGCAGTAAATGGCGGCATGGTTCGGTACCGAAGCACCAAAGCAGCACAGCAGAATATCGCCCGCCTGTGCAGAGGACAGGGNCACCCGGTAAAAGCCGGTGACCGCCATATTGTCCAGGTAAAGGTTCTGGCCGTTGCGCCACCAGTCATCCTCGCGATGAAAATCCGGCATTTCAGTCCCCGCCAGATGATAAGCATCCCGGAACAGCGTGTAACAGTCCGTCACCCCGTGCTCAAAGCGCCGTCCCGTCAGATGTGGCACACAGCGGAATTTGTGAATGTCACCCCGGCAGACCAGCCACCAGGNCAGTGCGCTTTTTATCTGCAGCCGCCGGTCAGCCTCGCTCAGCCAGGGCAGCCCACCGGGATGACTGTGGACCAGTGCCACAATCTCCCCCTGCATCTCTGCCCGCAGCCAGTCTTCCGGTGCGATACGAAAATACGCCTCCGGCTCCGCGGAAATATTCACACAAGGGATATACCACTCCCCCTCCGGCGTGCTTATCACGAAGCCGCACGACTCCGCAGGCGCACACCGCCGGGCATGTGCCAGAATCGCTGATTCAGTCTGTGTCATAAACCGGGATTTACTGCGAAAGTTTATTAATGGAAAGGAAACCGCCAAAATTGCCGACATTCCTGCGCAGTTCACACCCGCGCATGCACTTGCTGCATCTGTCCTTACGGATATCCGTGGTGGGTTTATCGAACTCATCCGCCACAGCCCCGCCCGTGTAACCACACTCATCAGAGCGGTAGGTCCACATACAGGTGTTCGCCAGCATGATACGACCGGGAAACAGCGCCCCGTCCGTCTCGGTCGGTGTGGCCAGCACAAACGAGGCCGTCATGGCTGTCAGCTGCGACATCTGCTCCACCACCCAGCGGTCACTCAGCTCCTGCTCCGGGTCCGCCGCCGGATTGCCCGCAACGAAATTCACCGCATCCAGAAAACGGGCATACACCCGGCGGCGGACCACCGTGGCCCCCACCAGACTCTGCAGGTCTTCCGCCATCCCGGTGACCAGACCGAACAGATTGGACACCGTCAGCGACGGTCTGGCACTGCTGCCCTTCCCGCTCATCTCAAAACCGCTGCCGTCAATCGGGTATGCCTGATATTGCCGCCCCTGCCAGGTGACCGGCTCCCCTTTTTCATTCAGCTCATTACAGAAAAAATACCGCTCACCGCCCTGTACCGTCAGGTCGATTTCCCAGAGTACCACCCGCGGTGACTGCTCTGACTTAACCGACTCGTTCAGACTTTCTTCGCGAATATCCTGCATCAGTTCACCACCTGCTTAAACTCCGCGCTGAACTCAACGCGCAACATCCCGACCCGCGCAGACCACCCGGCACAGGTCACCTTTATCTGCCGGTATGCATAGGGTGGCTTCCACAAAAATGCCTTCCAGCCACCGTGCTCTGCCAGGAACGCTTCCAGATGCCGGGCCTCCTCCCGGGTCACGGAAAGCGTCACCCTGTATGTTTTCAGGTCAGCATTCAGCCCTGCCGCCATACGCTGTGAGTACCCGTCACCAAAACGCACTTCACGCACCGATGGCTGCGAGTTCACCTCCATATCCGGCTTCACTTTCCAGCGAAATGTTTTCATCGCCCGCTCCCCGATAACAGACCGCCATCACGCAACTGCAGCCGGAGCTCATCCTGCGCACCTTTACGGGCCATCTCATACACCGCTTTCATCAGCTGCGGCCCGGCCTGTCCGTTGATACCGTCGTTCTGAATCACCACGTGATTGTTCTGATTAAAATTAATGCCTTCGGCCCGCCGCATCTGCGCCGGACTTCCGGCAGCACCCACATACCCCCCTTCCGCATAGCCCCGCATCAGGCGGTACAGGTTCCCGACACCAATCCGGCTGGTTGCCTCCTTCGTGAAGACAAACTCCCCGCGGTGGACAATCCCCGCTGGCTCATATTTGCCGCCGGTTCCCGTAAATCCTCCGGTCGCAAAATGGAATTTCGCCGCAGCTGCCTGAATGGCTGTACCGCCTGACGCGGATGCGCCACCACCAACAGCCCCGCCAATAGCGCTGCCGATACTCCCGACAATCCCCACCATTGCCTGCTTAAGCAGAATTTCTGTCATCATGGACAGCACGGAGCGGGTGAAGCTGCGCCAGTTCTGCTCACTGCCGGTCAGCATCGCCGCCATATTCTGTGCAATACCATCAAAGGTCTGCGTGGCAGCACTTTTTACCTGCGACATACTGTCCGTGGCACTCTCTTCCCACTCACTCCAGCCGGACCTGAGGCCTGCCATCCAGTTCCCGCGAAGCAGGTCTTCAGCCGCCCAGGTCTTTTTCTGCTCTGACATGACGTTATTCAGCGCCAGCGGATTATCGCCATACTGTTCCTTCAGGCGCTGTTCCGTGGCTTCCCGTTCTGCCTGCCGGTCAGTCAGCCCCCGGCTTTTCGCATCAATGGCGGCCCGTTTTGCCCGTTGCTGCTGTGCGAATTTATCCGCCTGCTGCGCCAGCGCGTTCAGGCGCTCCTGATACGTAACCTTGTCGCCAAGTGCAGCCAGCTGGCGTTTGTACTCCAGCGTCTCATCTTTATGCGCCAGCAGGGATTTCTCCTGTGCAGACAGCTGGCGACGTTGCGCCGCCTCCTCCAGTACCGCGAACTGACTCTCCGCCTTCCACAAATCCCGGCGCTGCTGGCTGATTTTCTCATTCGCTCCGGCATGCTTCTCCAGCGTCCGGAGTTCTGCCTGAAGCGTCAGCAGGGCAGCATGAGCACTGTCTTCCTGACGATCGCCCGCAGACACCTTCACGCCGGACTGTTTCGGCTTTTTCAGCGTCGCTTCATAATCCTTTTTCGCCGCCGCCATCAGCGTGTTGTAATCCGCCTGCAGGATTTTCCCGTCTTTCAGTGCCTTGTTCAGTTCTTCCTGACGGGCGGTATATTTCTCCAGCGGCGTCTGCAGCCGTTCGTAAGCCTTCTGCGCCTCTTCGGTATATTTCAGCCGTGACGCTTCGGTATCGCTCTGCTGCTGCGCATTTTTGTCCTGTTGAGTCTGCTGCTCAGCCTTCTTTCGGGCGGCTTCAAGCGCAAGACGGGCCTTTTCACGATCATCCCAGTAACGCGCCCGCGCTTCATCGTTAACAAAATAATCATCCTTGCGCAGATTCCAGATGTCGTCTGCTTTCTTAAACGCAGCCTCTGCCTTAATCAGCATCTCCTGCGCGGTATCAGGACGACCAATATCCAGCACCGCATCCCACATGGATTTGAATGCCCGCGCTGTCCTGTCTGCCCAGGTCTCCAGCGTGCCCATGTTCTCTTTCAGGCGGCGGGTCTGGTCATCAAACCCTTTCGTTGCGGCCTCGTTCGCCGCCTGCAATGCCCCGGTTTCATCGCCGGAACGCTGCAACTGAGCAACATACGCAATCTGCTCCGCCGTCACGTTATGGAACTGCTTCGCCATCGCAATCAGCCCCGACGTCGGGTCAGTGGTCAGTTTTCCGAAAGCCTCTGCAACCTTGTCCACCTCCACACCGGATGCAGAAGCAAAACGCGCGACACTCTGGTTGATGGCATCAAACTGTTCACCACCACGCACACCGGCATTCACCATGGCTGCCAGTGACTCACTCGCCTGGTTAAACGTCAGCCCTGCGGCCTGTCCGGCTCTGGAGAGCGTCAGCATGCGATCGGCAGTCAGTCCGGACTGATTACCGGAAAGAACCAGGGTTTTATTAAACGCTGAAAGCGTGGAATCTCCCTGGTACCAGGCGTACACCAGCGCACCTGTCGCCACCGCCAGCGAGGTGACCCCGACCATCGGCAGGGTGATCGCACCGGCAAGCCCCCTGAACATGGGGATCATCCCGCCGAAGGAGTCCTTCACCTGACCGCCCTGTTGCAGCAGGATCAGCCAGGGATTCTGACCACCGGCAAGCTGCGTGGCGATATCCGTAAACTGTGCGGGCAGGGTTCGCATGGCCGCTTTATACTGCCCGACGGAAATCCCTGCTTTTTGTGCAGCCAGCGCCTGGTGGCTCAGCCCCTGCTCAACGACAGTTGCGGTTTTTCTGGCGTCAGTATCCAGACCTGAAAAATGACGCCTTACCCGGCTCATCTGCTCATCGAAACGGACCGCATCCAGACTCAGGTCAATAACAAGATCACCAACCGGCTGGGACATATCTCACACCTCCCGGAATCCCCGCTGAAGCCATCATTAATGCGGCATCATCCACCATGACATCCGCCACATCCGCAGACGATAAAATATCGCGCCCTCCGTCCCCACCGAACCGGACGCCTCCGGCAAGTCCTGCCGCTTTCTGCATCAGCATTTTGTCCTCATCCGGCCTCTCCACCTGCTCTTCCTCATGCCGGGGGACAAGCAGACTGAAATCAGAGGGATGCATATCCGGATCGCAAAAAAACAGGCTGAGTACAGCGTACGTCAGCCCGGAAAAATGCATATCCAGCTGGGTATCCTGAAAATAATGCGTGCGGTAAAAACGGTGCCAGTCGGCATATTCGGTGGATGTCATCCCGGCAAGCATGGCGCGCCAGTCGGGTCTCCCCATCTCACGCGCCAGTCTGAGGGCAAAGTTCAGCTCGCCGTCGAAGACTTTCCCGCAGAAAAATCATCATCAGTCAGCGTGTTATTTTTCGCCACTTCAGTAATATCAGTATCCGGACGAACAGCTTCGATCATCCCGGACAGGCACAACACCACGTCTTCCGCCCGGGCAATGGCATCGGCAGGCCAGGTGGTGAGCACTTCCTGCTCTATCTTCATCACGGCCTCATTCATTGACGGTGACCCCGTTTTCTGCGGATGGTTATGCCACAGGGACATCGCCACCAGAAACGCGCCGGTTCTGACGAGATCTTCCACGCTTACCTGCAGGTTGCCGCTGGATTCTGCCTGTTCTGCACGCCGTTTCAGGAGGGCAAGATGCTCGATACGCTGCAGCGCAGACAATTCGGAAAGCGTGACAGACACACCGTTATATTCAAATTGTTCTGTTTTCAGAAACATGTATTACCTCCGTTTACCCTGCAGCGCCCGCTTCAGTAACGGTGACTTGAGCCACTGCGGCGAACTGACCATTTCCGCTCACCACAGGGATCTGCACCTTACCTGTCGCCACGCCGTTTACCGTAATTGTCATATCTTTCACACTAATGGTGGCTTTCGACGGATCGGCGGAAACCGCTCTGAACGTCTTGTCGGTTGCACTTTCCGGCTCAAAAGAAACCGTCAGGGTGGTTGTTTTCCCTTTTGCCACCGTACCGGATGTAGGCGTCACCTTAATCGCACTGACCGGCGTAATTTTGCTGCGTTCTTCCGCTACAGAAGGTTTACCCACGTTAGTGACTTTCACCGTGCGGGTGATCACTTCTTTCGCCGTCACGGCCTTACCGATACTGCTGACCCAGCCACGAAACACATCCACCGTGCCATTCGGAAAACGGATTTTATAGGCCCGGACATCGCCGCTTTCAAACCAGCCTATAAGCCCTTTCTGGCCTTCCTCTCCCGGTTTCCAGGCCAGCGTAAAACTGGTATCACCTGCAGATTTCTGCCCCTGCCCGGTCGCGGTCCAGTCCGCGTCTTCATCATCCAGGTAGTTATCATCGTAGGATTCTGCCGTCATCTCGCCCGGCGTCAGATCCTTCACCTTAGCCAGTCGCTGCCAGTCATCGTCTGACAACGGGTTTGCATAAGCATCACCCTTGCCGTTGTAAACCCACAGAGTGGTACCGGCACCTTTTACCGGCTCAAGGGGATTTGGTGTTGCCATATCGTCCTCACATCTCGTATGTAATGGAATAAGTCAGATCTGCAGAACTCCATAACGCCATATCGTCATCACGACGATACTCATAGCCCTGCGTAACCATCGTGGTAATCAGTCCTGCCAGTGCCGGGATCGCGGTCATCGCCGGGTAAATCCGGCTTTCCATCCACTGATCAAGCTCTGAATCCGGTACCTGTGCCGGTAAAAACACCTCAATATGCAGCGTGGCCCGCCAGGTATCTGCATCCAGCTCTTCACCGGTATACTCTGCATCCGTCAGATAAACCGCGATCGCCGGAAAATCCTCTTCGTCAAAAACAACGGGGCGACCATCAAACAGCGTCGCCCCGTGTTCATGCTGCTCGAGTGCATCCAGCACTGCGGCACGAATGTCAGTGTGTTTCATCGTTTTATCGCAATCCTCAGTTGTTGTTTCAGCGCGGATGCCAGTTCTCCGGGCAGGCGTTCACGCCGGATACGGTCAACATTCTCATCAAATGCCTGTTTCAGTGGGGCCGCCATCGGGATTTTCACCACCTGAATGGGAAGGCGATTACGCTTTTTCCTGCCCTTGTCGTCATTGCCCTCCTCATATCTGGCCTGGGGAAGACGTTGCATAACATGCCAGCGCCCATTATTTAATCGCTGGATAAATGCCCGCTGATAACGATGCTGACCGGCTTTGAGTATGCTGTCCGGACGACGCCCCAGCATTCTGATCCCCAGCTTAATCACAGGGAGATCACCGCGGTTAACGATAATTCTGGCATTCGGATTTCTGACCGTCGCCCGTTTCAGTCTGGACCGTTCCTTAACCAGTTTCCGTCTCACCCTGGTTTCCCGGGCAACCTGTGACGAAGACTGATTAATCGCCGTTGTGGCCACGCGGTTAATCGTCATTGCTGAAGCCGCCGGAATGGCGTTTTTACGAACCCGGCTCAGATTGTCAATCGCCTGATCAAGCCCTTTTATCGCCATAATTTCCCCCTGCGTTTATCGTCGCCGGTTAACAGCGGGTGGTTGCCCACGGTTGAGCCAGAGATAACAGCTTCCCCCGTCATCCGGAGAAACACGATCCACCCAGAACATCTCGCCGTTAATGGTCAGCGTGTCACCACGCCGCACGGCACGCACCGTATCCGTCCGCACAAATAATGACGGGCTGCTTCCTTCAATACGGACCCCGCCACCGGCAAAACCCAGCGACTCCGGATCGTCAAAAACCCCCTGAACTTCGCCGCCACGTTGTGCTCCGGAGGTGAACTGCGCACGGATCCCCATCACTTCAACAATCGTACTGTCCACCCCGGCAAGGGCGGCATCAAAGGCATTCTGAAAATCACGCATAAACAGCCATTCCACCATCAACGTGTGTTTTTGCATCTGAGGACATAATCAGAATCACCCGACCAACATCCGCAAGCTCAACGGATTCCCCCGTTTCACCATCAACGCCACAGAGATGGAGGCAGGTCAGAACTCTGATGCGCGTTAACGCGCCGGATGTTTCCTCACGAACATCATGAGCCGCGGTTTCCCGCTCCCGGATATCCATATTCATAACCTGTACATCATCGCCGGATGACTGCATTTCCTCTTCCCATTCTGCCACCCGCTGCGCTATCTCTGCGGCACTCCCGGATATATCCGGCTCACGCCCCAGAATCAGGGCCAGTTCATCAAGCCGTTTCAGATTTTGCTCTTTCGTTGCCATATCAGCCCCCTGTGAAAAAAGACACGGGGGCATTTCGCCCCCGCTCACGGATTATTTCACCTGTACCACCACAAACTCATCCGGGTCCGGCAACACCATCAGCGGCGCGGACTGCGTCATGGTAAATTCACGGGCGGGATCCCCTACCGTCAGCCAGTGTTTCGGATAACGGGAAGAGGCCACCACACCTTCGGACAACGCCTGAGCATCCTGAATGGCACCGTAACAACGGATCCCATCTGCAGCAGTATTCCCCAGAACCAGCATGCCATCTGGAAGATAACGTTTTTCGATACCGTCTTCTGCTATATAAGACGTTTTCGCCACCACAATGGCCAGATCGCCGTAATACCCCTTGAAGGACACCACTGCGCCNAGATCTTTCACTGCCGTTTCGAGTTGAGAATTTGAACCGCGACGGGTATCCAGTTTTTCGCGGAACAGCTTAAAACCATTCAGAAGACGCCAGCCGGTACCGTCCATAATGGCAATATTCACAAGACCGCTGGCCTGGTCGCAGTAGAGGTCAATATCATGTGTAGGATCGAACGTGTCACGATCCTGTTTTGACCACTCCTTACCACTACCCTGAGTGATGTTATTCTTCGTCGACCTGCCAAAATCGACCTCAATTTTCTCGAACTGGTCTCCTTCCATGGTGTATTTGCCATACAACACAGCATTTACCGCCTGCATTTCTTCCACCTGGACAATGGCGTGCTCTTCCTGTTTGAGGTTATCGGTAATGATACGCAGACGGCGGTAAGCCGGATCATTCAGTTGAGATGGATCTTCACCAGGAAGGCGCTCAACCGCCTGCTGGTAATTAAATTCGTGTTTCGGCTTGACGTAGCCCGGACGCAACACGCGGGTTTCACCACCACGATGGCGCAGCACTTTTCCTTCAACGATCGGGGAGACATAGGCCGCCACCGGCGTTTTTCCGGTAATTTTGTCCAGCATCACCTCTTCGGTGTGGAAATTCACCGTACGGCGGAAAAACAGCTCCAGAAATAGCGCACGGAATTTAACTTTTTGTTCGGTATAACCGAGTAACTGGCGGGTCGTAAACAATCCCATAAATCAGTTCCTTTCATTCAGAAATCAGTCAGGCCACCATGGTGGCCTGATAACGTGTTACGGCAGAGCCGCGTGACTCAGGGCTGTGCCGGCAAAGGCATTTGCCTTTTTGTGTTCATCCACACTTTCAGGCCAGTGGATTGCCTCCGTCGCAAAGGTTCCCGACTTGTAATACGTCAGCGCTGTCTCTGTGCCTTCAAGCGGCAGTACCAGTATGCCAACCGCACTACCGGCTTTCTGTCCATCCCAGACCACCAGTTTCCCGGTGGCTTCATCCAGCATCAGGGGCGTCAGAGCCGGTGTTGCGGAAGAAATCCCGCTGCTGCCTGTGGCGGTATGAGCCGGATCATTACCGGCAAAAATACGTACTTCCGCACGCTGTTCAGTGATGGTTTTCGTCACCATTTTGTTAAAACCTCATATTGATGGTCAGCACTGACTTCATGGCATGGCCATGAGCATTTTCACGTCCGCATCACCGTCTGCTGACGTCTGTGACACGCCACCCCGCACCGCTGCCGGTGAATGATTCGCCATGAAATGTTCAAACAGGGCGGTTGTGGATGCAGAGACCGGTTCGGCCTTACCTGATCCCGCAGCCAGCACAGCCCGGGCGTTCTCCACGGTCATTCCCGGGCAGGCCGCCAGTTTTTCAGCCTGCGCTTCTGCCCCTTTTGCCTCATCCAGGGCCATGATCTGATCACGAAGTGAGGGCCCGGCATCCGCCAGTGGTGCAGCCGCCAGGATCGGGCGGGCTTTTTCCACCGTCATCTCCGGCATCGCCGCCAGCGTTGCCGCCAGTTGTTCACGACCGTTCGCTTCTTCACACGCCATAATGCGATCGGCTTCACTCTGCGCGGATGCCACCGGCTGCTGCGGTGCCGCCGCGGCCAGAATCGCCCGGGCCTGTTCAACGCTCATGCCCTGTTGCCCTGCCAGCATCGTGGCAAGCTGTTCACGTCCTTTCGCTTCCTGGCATGTCAGGATCCCCATCACTCGCTGGTTCTCCTGCACGGCGGCTTCCGTTGCAGTTAATTGCGGCATAGTGCCTCCTCTGACATTACTGTTCAGCGCCGTGGCCATCACACTGATGGCATCCGACGCATTGATTAATTCATCCGCCAGCCCGGCCTCAATGCCGGACTGACCTTCAAAAACGGCGGCCTCTGTTCCCGTGACCGCATCCACAGACAACCCGGTATACATCGCCACTTTTTCGGCAAACATCCGGTGCGCCGCATCAATCCGCTGCTGCATGTCCTGGCGAACCTCTGCCGGCAACGCTTCAAACTGATTGCCATCCACCTTGTGCGCCCCGGCATAAATCAGCGTGATATCCACACCGGCCTGCGCCAGATGACCGGCATAGCTGACATGGCTCATCATCACGCCAATGGAGCCGATACGGGATGTCTGGGTAACCAGCCGTCGGGAGCAGGCCGACGCCAGCAGCATGGCTGCAGAACAGGCAGTGTCATTGCACAGTGCCCAGACCGGCTTCTGCTGACGGAGGCGGTAAATCATGTCAGCGCAGTCAAACGCGCCGGCGGCCTGCCCGCCCGGACTGTCAATGTCCAGCAGTACGCCCCGCACCTGGCTATCCGCCATTGCCTGCTGAAGACAGGCGACAATGCCGTCATAGCCTGTCATTCCGGAAAATGGCCGCATACCGCCCAGCCGGTGCACCAGCGTGCCGGTCACCGGCAGTACAGCAATACCGTTCACCACCCGGTAAACACGGGCCGGTCGTTTACCTCCGGCCATGTACTCGTCCGTTTCAGCCAGCATTCCGGGAGCATCAAGCTGTACCTGTTGTTGTGGTACCGAAAGACTTGCTGCCCCTATCTCGCGCCCGAGCGCGCAAAAGAAAACCCGCGCATAGGCGGGCTCCAGAAGCAGCGGTTCATTGAATGCTGCGGCAATAATGTGTGAAAGATTACGTCTCACGTGGTGTTGTCTCCTCTTCCGGCCTGCGACTCTCCGCTATCTGCTGCTGATACGCCTGCGCTATCCACACCGGACGTGAGAGTCCGGCTTTTTCCCGCTCTGCAGATTCCCTGACCTGCTGGCGGAAAATGTCCTGATAATCCTCGCCCATCAGCGCCAGCTCTTTCTCATACGTGCTCAGTCCGGCCTCAATGCGCATCACTGATTCCTGAACCTCCTTGAGCCCGTCAATGGCCATTCTTCCGGCTCCAATCCACTCAGCCCGTGACCAGGCTGATCGCGCCTGATAAAAATCAAAACGTGCCCGTGGCGGACGAATAATCCCCCGAAGAAGTGCCTCTTCCAGCCAGCAGGAAAACATCTGCGTGGCCAGCCGGGACGCAATAAATTTTCGCCGCCCCATAAAATAGCGCCACGACTCATTGGCGGATGCGCGGGCACTTGAATAACTGACCTTCGAGTAATCACGGGACAACTGTTCGTAGGAAACGCCAAGACCGGCGGCGATATACCGCAGCAGCGCCTGTTCAAGCGCCGAAAATCCATTGTCTGAATCCTGCGCGGTCTGAAGTTTCAGATCATCACCGGGGAAAAGGTGCGGAATTTTGACACCGCCCAGCGTCACGCTATTCGTGTCATACCAGGTGGAGAACTTATCCAGAATATTAATAAGCGGATTATCCTTCTGCCCCTGCGGCGCACCGGCGATATATTCAAAGGCCTTTTCGGTATCAAGGTCACTTTCAATCGTCGCTGCATACATCGCCTTCACTATGGCCGACTGAAGCTGTGTTGCCTGCAGGGAATCGAGCATCTTCAGCCGTTCCATAACGCTGTAAAACTGATTGGCTCCACGGGTCTGCCCGTCCTCCACCGGCTCGAAAATATGCAGCATGGCCGGACGCCCGGTGGGAAGTTCACGCGGGATCCGTTCCCATCGTCCACTCCCGGAGAACGGAAAATCATCCTCACAGATATGGTACGCGACGGCACGGCCATATCGATCGACCTCCACCCCGGCCCGCAGAAAACGGTTCCCGATACCATGTCCTGGCGTGTCCACCCGTTTCGGACTCACGGCTTTAAAACGCGTACGAAACAGTTGCGTGCTCTCCGGATCCCAGACCGGCTGCACAAAGATTTCGCCGTTAAACGCATGAACGCCCACACCTTCACGAATAAATTCTGTAAACGTGCGTTTCCCTTCCACGTCGATCTCGCCAAACACCCCTTCTGCGTATTCTGACCAGGCCGCCTCCACCTCATCGACAAAACTTTTTGTCGCGGTCTCCCGCATCCCCAACCAGCGCCAGTTCGGGCGGTAGCTGATAAGAAACATATGCCCGACAATGTGATCCTTATGCAGGGCCACCGCATTGGCCGCTATCCCGTTATTGCGCACCAGATCATCTGCCCGGGCATTCCCCAGACGCAACGCGGGCAGCAGGGCCGCATCGGCACTCTGCGCCGGTGGCAACCACTCCGCCATTTGCCCGCCAAATCCTGCGCCGCCCCCGTTGTAGCTGAGGCTCTCCCGAAGCGGAACGCCGTTCACATCAATCAGGACAGGCGTTCGTTTCATAACCTCACTCCCAGCGGACGACGGCGACGGCGGGTTGTCCCCAGTACCAACTCAGCATCATTGATCGCACGGTTAAGCTCATCCAGAGAGGCCGCCGTATATTCAATTCTTCGTCCATCTTTCTGGACAGACACCACCCGTTTACCGGTTAATAAATCAAGGCGCGCCTGACGCAGCGCCTGCAGTTCAGCGACTGTAACCATTCACTCCTCCGGACAGCTTCGCTGCCAGTTCTTTAAGGGTTGGCCGGGTCGTCTCTTCTTCCCGGGATTTTGCCAGTACAGCCAGATCAAGCTGCCAGCGTTGCACGGACACACGTAATGCCGCGTAGGCATACACCAGGCAGTCCAGCGCTTCGTTACGCCGCTTTTTGTTATCCCACAGCAGACGCATCTTTCCTTTTTCCCACTTCTCCACAAGCTCTTCCGCGACCAGTTGCTGCGCCTCTGTCTGCGAAAAAATCTCCGGATCATCAGGAAAACGGATGGCATACGACGTGGCTTCATCCGCAGGCGTGGGCTCGGCTTTCATACGGGCATAGAGAATTTCTTTTGCGGTGTCCGTCCCCACTTCACACAGATAAACGCCCCGCTGATTGCGGNTTTTCGGCATGGTGATCACCGGCTTGCCATAGACAGACGCGCCTTTTACCGGCAGCACACGGAAAACACCGTGTTTTTTTGACCTCTGGTAGACGATTTCACCATCGATCCCCCCGGTGTCCCAGCAGACACGGGAAATGGTCATTTCGGTGCCATCCGCATGGCGGTATTTTTTGTTGATCGCCGCATCCACACGTAACAGCGTCTCTTCCTCATCAGGACGCCCCATAATGATGATTTTATCCACCAGAAAAGCTTCCTCTCCCGGTGCCCATCCCCAGACATACATCTCAAAACGGTTTCGCTGCGAGTCAATGCCCGCCGTCAGATAAACCACCCGGGCAGGCACCGCCGCCGTGTAACGCACAACCTTATCCATCAGCACCTGGTGATCGAGTTTTTCGCCCACGGCCTCTTCCCAGGTCTCGCCCAGCGTGGTGTTCACAAAGGTTTTCAGGCCGTTGGGATCTTTCAGTGCATCCAGCCAGTCATAGACTATCTGTACCCAGGTGGTGAACGGACTGTACGCTGTCCAGATATGGAACGTGATGGAGCGCGGCGGCGGAATTTCATTATCCGCGGCGCTGAAAAACGTCAGACCGTCACGGGTCCACATCCCCGTGTTTTCACAGATCCACCGCCCGTTGCTCTGGTCAAGCTCAGACTGATGGATCACGCAGCCATGATGTTCACAGAGGTAGAAAACGCTTTCGGGGCTGTCCTTCTCCCATTTAAGGCCAAAAGGCGTGGATTCATCGCCAAATTTCAGATACTGCTCCTCCCCACAGTGTGGGCAGGGCACATAAAAACGCATGAAATGCGCCGACTCGTTGGCCGCTTTTTCGATCTGGCAGGTGCCTTTGATTTTAGGCGTCGAGCCGCGAATGGATTTGGGCCATACAGAGCCCTCAATACGTTTATCCCCAAGCAGGGTTGGCGAACCCTCTTTTTCGACATCCGGTTCGAACGAGGAAAGTTCGTCATAGCAGACCACGTCCACGGATTTTTCACGGTAGTTTTTGGCGGCAGCGCCGCCCAGGCACCAGAAACCCACACCCGATGAAAAGCGTTTCAGCGTGAGGGTATTGTCACGATGTTTACGCCCCAGCCATGGAAAAAGGTCTTTCAGACATGGCACATCCCGAATCGTCGCCTCCACGTGAGACTTCATAAAATCTTCAGCGGCAGAATCCGTGGGCTGAAAAAGCAGACTGTTTCGGGATTTATGCTCAATAAAATACCCGACCACCCCCAGCAACATCTTTGTATAGCCAACACGGNCAGATTTAATCAGATTAACAGTCCGGATCTGATCATTCCCCATGCTGTTCATGATGGCGATCTGGAACGGCAGCGTTTTCCATTCTCCCTCACCATATGAAGATTCTTTAGGCAGATAATAATTTTGATCAGCCATTCAACTGGCGTCACCGGCAATGCCTTATCAGGGGCTGTAATGCTGTTGTGACAGCACTCATCATATTATTCAGTTGTTGCTCTGATATATTCATCGAGTAAATCCGGTAATTTATCCCCCGCCCGCGCACACTGATTTGCCCCCTTCGCAATAAGGGTTTTCAGATGGTCAAGATGGCGCGGTGTTAAATCAGGAAACTGTCGCTGCATGGATAAAGGGATGGAATCAAGCGTACTGGATAACGCCATTGCCAGCTTGCTGAGGGCAAAAATACAGAACCCGGTATCAATAAGTTTTCCTTTTGACACCTCATTTTTTAACTGCTGTGTAACAGCCTGTTCTGCTGTCAGTTCCCATCTGGCAATAAGCAATTTCTCCTCATAGTCGTCTTCGCTATCGCCATCAGGCACATCGTTTTTACTTCTTCTCAGATACGATATGTAAAAATCGCGCCAGGCATCCAGATCCAGTTGCCCTCGCTTATTCGATATCGGGGCACCCGGCAATTTCTGCAATCTGCGAAGCTGGCGATCGGTCAGACTTAAATGCCTGGCAACTTCAGTCTGCGTAGCCACTCCTCACCTCGCAAAAACTCTCACTTCACAATCACAACAAAACCGGTCATGTCCGGCTTACATGTCTATTTTTTGTGCATGTCCGGTTCACAGAAGACCTCTTTTTTTATTTTTCATATAGTTAACTTGAAGAGAAACCGGACATGGTTCCCGGAAAATTTTCATAAATAGCGAAAACCCGCGAGGTCGCCGCCCCGTAACCTGTTGGATCGACGGAAAGGACCCGAAAACGAGAATAATTATCACTTACAGCAAGAATCGAATCTGATCTATTATGGTGCTTGCTATTATGTGCCGGCACAAGTGCGTCGTTTACCGTCATTTCACACAGAGGCATCATCAAATGAAAATCAGAAATATTCTCGCTATCTCCCTTGCAACATCATCCTTCAGTTGCCTGGCATTTAAATCCTCGCCCAATGTGCTACCAGGACCAACGAATCAACTAACTGCGGTAGAAAGTAAAATTATCGGACATTTTTATGCCCCACACAGTGCATTACCCGGAACAACCATCACAGGGACATGTGACGCCTCCCCCGTCCCGGGATGCACCTGTCCGTTTTGTACTATGCTGCGTAGCCAAAACCGATAACATCCGCATTTACCTGGTATTACATGATGAGTTCACGCAGCGACTGATAGAGGAAGGAAAGATGGTTAGTAAAAGCAAGGCGCATTGCCGCCGCATGCTGCAGGCATTGCAACAGACGAGAGCAGGTATTTTTGACCAGTTGGAAAACTGCCAGCATACTTTGCCCGAGTATATCGCCATCTCATCGGAAACCAGTGCAACTCTTATTCATCGGGTTCCACCAGAGAAAAAGAAGAAATGAACAGTGAGGCGTTGTGTGGCATACAACGCCTTCTTCCATCATTCCTCGTCAGCCATGACAAAAATATAACCGCTGGCTCTTTCATTTTTCTCCTGCGTCCAGCCCCTCTCTACCTGGAAGCATCAAGGACGTGACGGCGTAAAGATAAATTGTCTCTTCACTCCCTGACAGGGGCGATTCTTTTCAAATCGCCATTTCGCCATGGCCTTCACCACTTCATCACGAAACAAATTATGAGGCTCTGAGCGGAGAAAAACGATCCGTGTCACAGTCCCATCAGCACCAATATCGAACTTAACCTCAACCAGCCCCTTGATATAATTTGCTGCAGCATATTCCGGATATCGTGGATACACCGTCACTAATTGCCGGGGCTCATCAGCTTTTTGCTGCGAGCATCCCACTGCCAGGACAGATAACAGAAAAAGTAGTAAAAGGCGTCTTTTCATTTTTATTCCTACGGGTCTTATTCTGACAATATATCCTGTGTTCCAGACTGCCACATCACCACATCCTGTGCCATTATCTGACTCACATTACATACATCGCATCGGGATACAGTAGTAGCACTTTCTGTAATACAGCTTCCTGTTTCTTCCACCATCGCACCGGGATAAACCCGCGAATCATTAACGCGGTAAAAACCCGGTGTGCATCGTTTTTAATTATCCCCGCACACTCGCGCAGAGGAGTCTCCCTGTCGGGCTGCGGTCTCTGTTAATGAGGGAATATAGCGACGATACGGCGCATCAACAAAACTTATTTCAGGCACTGAGTGCGGATATAGTCCTGTGCCCCTTCCAGTTGCTTGTGCATCGTCATCAGCCGCTCTCTGAGGGTGAAATAATCCCGTGTAACGGTGTCTGCCAGTTGGGGGCCGGTTGCATTATCCACGCCGGAGGTGGTGGGGGCTTCACGCACGGAGCCTGGACAGGTGGCGTTGATCCGCAGGCGCTTACGACCAGCGGCAACGTCAGCGCGAAGAGTTTCATTTTCAGCTCTCGCATCGGCTAATTCCCTCGAGTATTTTGCATCGAGCGCAGCAACATCGCGCTGGCGCACCTGCATATCAGTAATGGTTGCGTTCGCCAGCTTCAGTTCACTGGCTTTGTTATCGCGCTGCGCTTTGTAGGTAATCGCGTTATCACGGTAATGGTCTGTTGCCATCCACAGCGCACCACAGGCCACCAGCAGAATAACGATAAACGCGGAAAGCATTCGGTTTATGTTCACCCCAGCAACCCCGACGAAGACAACATCATCCAGGCCATGGAAAGAAAAAGAGCAACCAGCATTAGTGAAAATGAAATGCCGACAATTACACAGAGGATCTTCGCCAGCGTTATGAGTTTGTCTGACATGCTTAATCCTCCCTTCACGATTTCAACGCAATGACCAGTTTTGCCAGCCCATACAGCATCGGGGACACAGCAACACCGACCGCCACCCACTTAATGGCAAAAGCCAGTGCTCTGCTGATGTCATCAGTTACAGGCGCTTTCAGTTCAAGGCCATTTTTCATAGTCAACCTCAACAGAATTCGTTTACACTTCGCCATGTTCTCCCTTGCCTTACTCAAGGTCAGAAACACAAAACCTCGCTTGGTGCCAACAAACGGGGTTTTTACTTTTATTCACTTACGTTTCGCCAGTTCGCAGGATTTCGTGTTATCCGCCCGCGTGGCCATTCCTCATTTTTCAGCAAAATATTCTGCTTATCTGTCGATACCCCAGCACGCCAGCGCGCTCTCCTGGTCACGACGGGATACCTGACCGTAACAGTTGTTTGAACGAATACGGCAGTCTCTGCCACCGTCCTTAATCCACCAGCGAATCGCTTCGCAGGCACCTTTTCGATCACCAGCATTAATTCGTCTGTAAAACGTCGACGGGAAACACTTACCGGGACCAATGTTGTACGGACAGAATGACGCGATCCCCGCTTTCTGGGGTTCGGTCAGCGGCACTCTGATGTTTTTCTCCACCCACGCCAGCGCTTTATCACGCTCAATGGCGTTAACCTGGTCGCATTTTTCCTTCGACAACTTCATGCCCGGAACGACAGGTTTGCCATCCACCATGATGGCACCACGGCAGATGGTCCAGATACCTGCACCATCACGGTATGCCGTGGTGTGGTTGCCTTCCTTTTCATCCAGAAACTGGTCGAGAATGTCAGGCGCAGGCGCACCAGCGGCAATCAGCGCCAGAACGGCAGCCGACAGGCTGTATTTGATTTTGGTGTTCATGGATATATTAAATATTCAGCCGCTGTCCCTGGCCCACTAAATACGCACTTTAAGATAAGTCAGCCCCGGATGAAGCCAGTAAGCCGGCACTTTTTTAAAGGGTGGAGTATTAAAATCACGAAGAAGAGCCTCCCGCACAATTGCATCCTTATCAGCACCACTGGCCAGCGCTTCAATCTCAGCGGCTACCTGAAGATATCCCATGCAACGGCCAACGCGCTTCATCAGCCCNTGCTTTTTATTGTTCTTCAGGTAATCAATGGCAAATTCAATGAGCTCCTCACTGTGCTGGTGCGATGGAGGTGTTACTTTCCCATTTTCTGAGATGGTTATTTTCCCAGCATCACCGGATACAACAAAGGATGGCCGGTTACACTCCCATTCCGGGTCACTGAAATTATCATTATGAATACTGAAACACTCTGCGAGATTTCTGCTCATCACTTTCCGACAATAATCGTCAAACGCAGCAAACTGCTTTTCATCGCCAGAAGGCACCAATATCGACCATTTCTTATTCAGCTCAACGACGTAGCTCTCCAGTTTTTCAATACGTGATTCAACATCATCTTTTTCTGACCGCAGTGTTGACGGCGGCATCTTCAGAGAACAAGTAATTCTTCCCGGTAGCTTTCCTTTGTAGGTTATCAACACATCCTGCGCCTCTAAAATTACGGGGCGCTTTTCCGGCAACGGTTCGTTCCATTCACATAACCCGGCAGCAACATCCATGAAAAACTGCTTCGCCTGCTTTTTCGCCTCAGCTTCGTAAAACTCCAGCGTGGCACCTTCAGTACGGTCAAGACTAATCGCCACATCTGGCAACAACAGCGACGCTTGCCCGTCACCTTCCGACTTCACAGTAACAGTAACCTTATCCCCGTAATTATTTATCCCCTTAACAACCAGTTCATATTTTTTATTCATCACTTTACTCTCCCCGCGCCGCCTTACGCCGGTCCTCTTTGATTTTGAAATACAGGTTAGTCAGATATGTCAGCAGCCCAAACAGCAGACTCCCCAGCACGCCTATTGCCGCCCACTGAGACGGGGAAACCCTGTCCAGCAACTGCAGGAACCAGTAGCCCGTTCCCACCGCTGACGTGGTGTATGACACACCTGTTGTGATTTTTCCATCTGGTACATACCCCGTCTCCCGTTATCCGGAAGCTGACAACAATAAAAAAGCCACCAGTTAAGTACTGATGGCTCTGATAACTCATGCAGGCGTCTCAGACGACCCACTGACACTACCGGTGAGTTTAACGATACCTTCCATTTGACTGGCTCACTTTTTATGATGATGCCGGTGCATTTATCTCCAGCACCAGACTTTCTATCTCAACGCCATACGTTGCATTTTTGGTAATATCCGTCAGCGTCAGTGCATTTAGTCCCACTGCCAGACCGTCTTTTATGGCCTGGAATGCCGGGCCAGTACGATGACGTAGTATCACTCCGGCTCAGTTGCACCACTGACCACCACATCACCTTCTGCTGCAATCGCCTGCATCAGGGTATAAGGGGTTATGGCCACCGGACTACCAAACGGCTGCCAGCCNTCTTTCAGTTTATGTGTCAGCTTTTCCGCAAGATCTGACGGCGACGCCGCCCTGACAACATCATAGTGTTTAAATGCCATGGTTCTTTCCACCATCTGAAAAATGATTCTTTAAAATACCTGACATGTAATACAGAAAAAACACAAAACCATACCTTAAATAAAAACCTCATCATCAAGCAGATATGCATGGATAAACTACAAGACGAGATATAAACCACCCTGCATTTAAATAAACAATAAACAACATCAGAAAAATAATTCTGCTCTATGGTTTACAATCAAAAATATCATTTATACTTTTCAGAACATCACCAGCAAGGCATAAACAAGGAAACTAAATGAAGTGGATTGTGATTGATACAGTTATCCAGCCATCATGCGGAATATCTTTTTCAGTCATATGGAGTAAAATAAAATTAATAATCTGGTATCAATCGGATGCTTTCTTACCTCCTGAAAGTATATTTACACTGACTCACACAGGTATCATGCTCAATAACAAAGTGCTACCTGTAACCATTTACAACGTAGTACCATTCAATAAAACATTCTGGAATTTAATCAAAAACAGCCAGGAATGCCCTACAAATACAGATAACGTATTGAATGAATGCTTTAATAACCGTTGCACTCTGCAAATATGTCCTTATGGGCTAAAACAACAAAGTCCATAAGGAGTTTACTCACATCTGACAAAATCAATATAAACAGCCCCTCCGGAGAGGGGCTGGAGAGTGGCGCTATGTGCCATTGCATGGTGCCGGGTGCCTCCCGGTGAATTCAGTACCAGCACCTGAATCCGCGATTATCCCATATACCTACTCGCTGATTGCCCCTCCGCACAGGGGGATTCACCATGCCAGTTTCTTTTAACAAACTCCCCGCAAACCAGACAACAGTCAACCGCCTGAATTGTGAGACATTTAAAAAAAAAGCCCGCAAAAGCGAGCCAGGGAAAATAAGTGTGGCGCGTTGTACTGGATTCGAACCAGTGACCGATTGCTTAGAAGGCAATTGCTCTGTCCGGCTGAGCTAACAACGCAGGATACAGATAATGGACCGCCTTCGGGGACCCGAACTCCGCGCAACCAGCTTCGAAGGCTGGCGCTCTTTCCTGATGAGCTAATGGCGGTATGTGATGGTGGCCCTTGCTGGATTTGAACCAGCGACCTGGCGATTATGAGTCGCTCGCTCTCACCACTGAGCTAAAGGGCCGGGAGCAGAATAATAATGGTGCGTAATTAATTCTGCAATCTCATCCGTTTCAAACGATTAAATCCTGAACTTCCCTGACTGTCTGCTCAAAACGTCCGGTCTCCAGCTCAACACCAATAGCACGACGCCCCAGTGCCATCGCCGCTTTTACCGTTGAACCCGACCCCATGAAAAAATCCGCAACCAGATCACCAGGACGGCTACTTGCGCTGATTATCTGCTGCAGCATTTCTGCCGGTTTTTCGCACGGATGTTTCCCGGGATAGAACTGCACCGGTTTATGCGTCCACACATCGGTATACGGCACCTGCACCGTCACGCCAAAATACCGCCGCAGATGTTTATATTCACTCAGCAGCTCCGCATACTGCCGGTTCAGTGAGGTATACGTATCCACCAGCTGGTGGTGGAGCTTTTCCAGTTCACCACGCCGATGCTTCTCTTCTGCCACCCGGGCAAACAGCGCCTGTAATTTCAGATAATCGCTTTCATTCGGTAGCTGCCACTGACTGGCACTGAACCAGTGCGACACCATGTTTTTCTTTCCTGTGGCATCTGCAATCTGTTTTGCCGTTATCCCCAGGGCCGCGCGCGCATCACGAAAGTAAGAAATCAGCGGGGCCATCACATGCTGTTTCAGTGCACTGCCCTTCGCCGCATACCCGGCATCTTTCGGACGATACGGCCCCTGATAATGTTCCGCGAACAGAATGCGCTCTGTGGCGGGGAAATACGCCCGCAGGCTTTCCTTGTTGCATCCGTTCCAGCGTCCGGACGGCTTCGCCCAGATAATATGGTTCAGCACACTGAAGCGTTCACGCATCATGATTTCGATATCAGATGCCAGGCGATGACCACAGAACAGGTAAAGACTTCCGGCAGGTTTCAGCACCCGCCAGAACTGCGCCAGACACTGGTCCAGCCACTTCAGGTAATCATCGTCGCCCTTCCACTGGTTATCCCAGCCCTCAGGCTTCACTTTAAAGTACGGCGGGTCCGTGACTATCAGGTCAACAGAATTTTCGGGTAACGACCGGATAAATTCCAGGCAGTCGGCGTTGATTAACTCACAACTGGATATTTTTACAGTATTAAGCATGGATCATTAAGCCTGTCTCTGATAGGCTCATTCTGCTTTTGCGCAAAGCAGTGGGCCTGAGGTTTGCTTGTGATCCGGACGCATGAGCAGATGGCTGGTGGGTGCCCCTAACACCCACCAGCCGCCCATTTACCACAAATAAAAAAGCCTTCACTGCGGAAGGCGTCTGTAACAACCGAACTGATAGTCTGCCAGACCCGCCATAACCAGCTGAGTCAGTATTAACTGGCAGCGTTCGCGTGAAAGGTAAGTATTCTGCGCTATCTCCCCGACTGTCGCCGGGTCGGTAACGCTTAATTCATTAAACACCACTCTGGCGGTTTCTGTCATATCCTGCTGTTTTAGCATGTCTTTTCCTTTTCCGGTTAACGTGACACACCAATAACTCTTGTCGAAAAAGCCAGCAAGCTGAAAGACAGGTATTCACCGCCACCAGCGCGTTTACTGTACTGACGCGATTTCAGTCATAAAAAACCCGCCAGGCGGCGGGGTGTAAAAAATCTTCTAACGTCAGGCATAAAACGCCCATCGTTAGAGCAAATTTACCACAGATTCGGGAAAAATCAACAACACTATCGCGTTACCCTCTTTAACTGCCGCTCCGCCCATGCCTCTTCAATGTCAAACCGAACCACCAACGTATCGTAAAAGCGTTTCACTGATTTTTTCCACGTATCAAGCGTGATAGCACTCGTCACTTTGCGTATGGCATTAAATGCCTCCGTTGATGGTAGTCTTTCACAGCCACGACCACCACAACGCTGGCAGTCTCTGATAACAGGCATACCACGTTTTACCGACTCTTCACGATGAATGGCGACACCACGCCCACGGCAATCCTTACAGGCGGTGGAAACCTCACCCTTTCCGCCACACTCCGGACAGGCAACTTTTACCACCTCCCTGACTTTTTTCCATTCTTCCCAGTAAGACGGATACACACCTTTCGTACACTTTGCCCATACCGGCGGCTTACCATCCGGATACTGGACCTTGTTTGTAAAAACCTCGCTTTCAATAAATTTTTTTCCGTGACAGCAGGAGCACTGTTTTTTGCTCGCCGCGCTACGGGCATAATCTTCAAACGCATACGAAGCCATAATACGCATCACTGCCGGTTTTATTTCTGCCGGGAGTTTTCTTAACGCCGCCACGCGATCACACCGACTGAGTGCATATTCTGTCAGCAATTCTGTTGCCCGCTCTCTGTCATTCATACTAATGCCCATTTTACCAAGGAACGCAGAAAACCCCATCTCAGCCCGATTCTGTGTCATGCCCTGCGCGGCCATCACATCAGTGATACTCAGCGCATCTTTCGACGTTGAGGCCGATGCATCAGTCAGGCCGGGGGATTTTGGGGAGTAGTATTTCGGTAAATCTTCCAGTTTCATTTTTTGACCTGCCCTTCAAGCATTATGGGGTAAATCTTCACCCCCAGACGTCCACCAGATACTGGCTGACCACGAACGATATTGATTTCATCAAACTGCTCATCGTCCATTAACACTCCCGCATGCGTCAGCGCATCCAGCGGTGCTTTCAGGATATTGTCCAGGTCGCGACGACGCTTATCCGGTAGCTCTGCAATCACCTTTATCGCCAGCCTTCCGGACAGGCTTAATTTCAGCCGCTGCTGGCGAACAATAAGCGCCACAGCCCGGCGATAACGCTTTCCCTCCTCCGAGATAAAATATGTGCTGCCACGGCGTCGCCAGTAAGTGTTCACCGTCGGCGGGTAAGGTAAAACCAAATCTATGAGCATCAGTCACCTCTTTTACCCAAGCACGCGCGTGATCAAGAAAACGAAAAATTAAATCAACCTGAGAACCATGCTTTTCTTCGAACGCCAGAGGATCCGCATGAAGCTCGTTGTGATGCTCCCGACACAGCGGTAGCGTGAAAATATCGTGAGATTTTGTCCCCATTCCGCCCTGACCATGACCAATCAGGTGATGGGGATCGTCGGCTGGCTTACCACAACACGCACACGGCTGTGTCTTCACCCAGCGTGTGTATTTCTCGTTAACCCAGCGGCGACGTTTAGGTCGTTTCATGAAAGATTCCGGAGACTCAGGATCAACGGCAATGCTGACCACCGTCTTTTCCTGTGGTGGGTTCTGTTGCTGGTGGGCGTGAGGCAGCGGCGCAAGATTTTTTGTGCGCTGTTTCAGTATGCTGGTGGCGGTCTGCTCTCCCGGTACGATGTCGCTTTCACGGTACATTGAGCGGATTTTTTCCGCACGCAACCCCAGCGAACGACGTAATACCGCTTCCGGTAGCGCGTCCGCCACCTGATTGCGGACCGCCCACCAGGATAATTCAGCCAGAGATAATTCACGCTCCTGCGTACCGCTTATTGCGTGACCGATGACGTCAATCATCCATGCTGACAGGTTTTGATGAGCAAGTTGCTCGAGTGATTCGGATGTCTGGTCACGCAGCTGGTTGTCGCAGTGCCAGCACAACACCATTGCGCCGGTACCATAACGGTGAATGACGGTTTCGCTGTGGTGATAATCGCCGTGTGGCCACTGGCAGGATTTAACATGGCGCAGTAACCAGTCAGACAATGCGCCAGCGCCACCAGCAGCACGAATCACTCGTTCGTCGCTGAAAAATGGCAGTAATGATTTATCCTCCGCCAGCGGCTGGCGAACGGCAGGAACGACCCCGGACGACAG